TTTCGCTGCCCGAATGGATTCACTTCTTTCCAATTCAGTCAACTCATGTATCTCTGGTTCAGAACCTTGGGATACATTACTTCTAAAGTCATCACTGATAACAGGGCGTTTCATTGCACCCAAAATTTGTCCAGCAACAACGATAACTCTTACATCATAATCTGTTTTAATGTATTCTTGTAGAATAATATCTACATACTCATCTTCTCTATATAGTAATTGGATAATGCTATGGAGAGATTTTAAACTCTCAATCCACATAACACCAACACCCCTAGAACCTGTAGAGGTTTTTAAAATCATAGGGAACTTGTTTCCAAGTTTCTCTGCTGCATCTGCAGCTCCCTCAGCGTGTCTAACAAGAACTGTATTCGGTGTGTTGAATTCTTCTCTTTGAAAGACTACTTGGTTAAACCATTTGTCACCACAAATATCGTGACACTTTGTAGAGTTGATAACAGTGTAACCTTTGTTTTCTAAGTTATTAATAGTTACCCACCAAGAGCGGTTTCCAAGTTTTGTTGTTGAACCAAGTCCTCTTGCCATAACAAGTGTATCTTTAGGATTTATCTTAAATGGTTTATCGTACTTAACATCAGACTTCATTGTAGGAAGTTCTGCCTGTCCTTTTTCGTCAACAGGAAAAGAATATACCAATTCACTCTCCCCATCACTTTCCATATAAGAACCAGAAAATTCTGCAAGATATACCTGTATGCCCATCTTTGCTGCAATCTTACGAATCATAGGCCCAGTTTCATTTGGGTCTAATGGGTCGTCATGCGAAAGAATAAGAAGTTTATACTTTTGCTCTTCTGGTTCTTCAGTGATGAATTGTGAGAATGATTCTGTCAATTTAGCCTTCTCTCTTTTTACCGATATTGTATTTTGTCTCCAAGTCCCACTCGTTCTTTTCTTTGAACGCTATCACTTTAATCTGTGATAGTGGAGCCTTAGGTTCAGCGACACTCATAAGTTCAATCAAACCCCAATCACTGAGGAGACCTGCAATAGAGTTTCTACGCTCAATATCGTTCTGGTTTATATTTGTCACTTTACCATCAAGAGCGAATAACTCTTTAAAGTGTACGATGTAATATCGTCCCTGTTTATGTAGTATGTGACAAGACTGATAGAGTTTTCTCTCTTTGCGAGATGCAACCCCAATACGACTTAGTGTTTCACGAACCTTCAAAAAATCATCTGGTTCTTTTAATTTTACCTCAAGCATCCTTTCGGGCTGCCAATCAATTTCATTCATTTTCTTCCACCTTTATTCAAACTATTTTTAATAGTATTAATTTGTTCATTATCAAGTATCTTGAGAGCAGCCTTTGCTTTTTCATTACTATAACCGAAATACTCTTTTACATACTCTAAATCTTTTAACTTACTCGCCTTTACCCAAGGTGCATATCGTTTCTTCGATCTAATAGTATTTAGTAAAAAGTCATATTGTAGTTTTGCGTCAAGGTGGTGACGCATGTTCATCTCATTAACTAACATGATGGTATCATTAAAGGGTGCTAAACACTTATTAATGATATAGGGAGAGTACTTCTTCGTCCACATAGGATCATCTGAATCTAACAGATGCTCCTTTGTTTCGTTTATGGACTTGAGGTAATGTTTAAGTTCATATCCACTCATTTGAATTGAACTTGTGTCATCACCTCAATCATAAATGCAAGCATATTAATTTCTTGGTCTGCAACGAATGCTGACTTGTAAGAATAATCTGCTGTAGCAAGTACAAGGTGAGGTACAGTTTGAGGTTGGATATCTACATACAACGAATCATATATCTTTCGATACATACGAGATGGGTCGTTATCAAGATTATTAGCAACCCACTTACGGATAGACTTAAAGTCCTTCTCTTTAAGAAAAGTATTCAAGTCCTTCATATTCGTTTCGGATATGTTGACAAGTACACCACTGTCAATCATACCAGATATTGAATATCGTTGCAGTTCGTTTAGAACCCTTCTCCAATCGGGAAAGTATTTCTCTACGACACCAGCAACCGCTTTGGGTTGATACTGAACCCCCTCTCCATCTAGAATACCCTGTACTCGTGTAAAGAATTCTCCAGCGAGTTTAGGTTTCTCAGATGCTGGAATACGAAATTCAATCACTGAGCATCTAGAGTGGAGAGGGTCGATGATTCGATTTTTGAAGTTACAGGTAAGAATAAACCCACAGTTCTTATGGAACTCTTCTATAAATCCTCTCAACGCAGGCTGAGTAGATTGAGGGTTTAAGTAGTCTGCCTCATCAAGAATAACGAACTTTCGATTACCATCCATAGAGACAGTAGAAGCAAAGTTCTTAATCTTGTTTCTGAGAACATCAATACCCGATTCTTCAGAACCGTTTATCATCATATAAGTAGCGCCTAGTTCCTCAAGCATTGCTTTTGCAACTGTGGTCTTACCTACCCCAGGCCCGCCAGTAAGTAGTAGATTAGGAATATGTCCATCATCTACGAAGGCCTGGAAAGTCTTTTTCAAATCTTCAGTAAGTACACACTCACTGATTTTTTTGGGACGAAACTTCTCGACCCACAACATCACATCATTCATAATATAAAACTCCTTGTTGGGATTATTTTGCTTCTAGAGCAATAAAGTATTCGATTTGCTTATTCACATGTGCGAAATGCGAAATGCCCTTCTCGGATACTTGTACCTTATAATCACCAGCAAGTAGTTTCAAGTTTTCAACTTTAAAAAAGAATGTGAAGTCAGTTGGTGAATTATCACTAACCTTAATACTGAAGTCGTTAGAAGTTTCGTTCTTACGGTCAGTAACAGTTAATTCAACATCACCACCAGCAGTACCTTTAAGTACTACATCTGGTACACCCAATACTGCACTCGCTTTTTGGATTGCATTAAAGGTGTCTTGTGTAAACGTAAACTCTACGTCTACTGAAGGCATAGTGATTTCCGTTTTCGGAGTTGTCACCACTGATGGGTCACTAAAGAAATACTTCAGTGAACTCCCACCACCTTCTTCGTTCAATCGTACAGACTGATCTCCAAAGTCCAGTGTAGGACTCTTAAACAGCGACATCGCTGAGAGGAATTCATTCAAATCGTAGATTGCGAATTCTTGTGAAAAGGAATCTGGAATGGTTGCCTTCGCTACAATGTTTTTCATTGCAGACATTGTGTTTATCACATTACCAGATTTAACCAAAAGGTTTTGGTTTATTGTTGAGAAGTTCTTTAGAACGTCTTTGGTATCATTACTAAGTTGCATAATCAGATATCTCCTTGATTCGATTCATTATCATTATTGTGTAAAGCCATTATACCATAATGGATTACTTTTAGCAAGTCATTTCTGTTCTTGCCATCTTTTTTTCCATACCGTTGTGCATATTTTAATATGTTTCCGATACAAAAACCTTCGCCATGCCCAGAATCCATAATAAATTCTGTTGCCTGAAATTTGTTTTGTGAGTAGTGTGAAGAATATGTTCTATCGATATATTCTTTTAATTCATCCAGAATCACATCTTCTGAATATTTGTAATCAATTGTATTTTTCAAGTCGAGTTTCCATTCTATAAAGAGTTGGGTGGGGGCGAACCCCCACCACATTTTGATTAGCTCGAGTAAGAGTAATCAGAACCAGAGACTGCTTTAAGTCCAGCAGCGATAACACCTTTCGATGGTTCGCCTAGTCTATATGCAGTTGTTCCTTGGAACTTGTTTACATAAATGCAATTACCTTCACTTCGAAGCGTATCAATCATCGCTCTTGGTGATGTCAAGTCAAGTTTGTTTCTGAGTGTTCCCCATGTTACATTCTTCCCTGTGGAAAGAAGTCTCATAGTTTTTTCTCTTTTAGTCAGTGCTTTTCTGCTCATATTATCTCCATTATTTAAATTTCAATCATCATTATTGACGATTAGATTATATTATACCCCATTACTAGGGTATTGTCAAGAGCTTATTTGATTTTAATTAATTTAGGTTTCATTGCCTCTGGGACAATTCTCTCTAACTCAATACTCAAAATTCCATCCTTAAAGGATGCGCCCTGTACAACCACATATTCAGCAAGGTTAAATGACTTTCTGAAGGAACGAGCAGAGATACCTTTGTGTAGATATTCTGTTTCCACTTCAGTCTCATCGTTCTTGTCCAAAGTATTAATTGTAAGAATACTATCCTTACTCTGAATTTCAATATCATCTTTAGAGAACCCAGCAATTGCAATTTCAATGCAATACTCTTCCTCTGAAATTTTTACGATATTGTATGGGGGATAGGTTGTTGATGGTTGCCCATCATTCAACATATTGAACATTCTATCAAAACCGATAGAATAAGTTTTGACCCTGTCAAACGGGTCTAAGTGTAGTTTTGTACTTACCATTGTTTTCTCCTTAGTTAAGCAAGATTAAATACGATACCCGATTATCGGCATATCGTACATATATTTATATAAGTACTCCAGAGGGATATTTCAACCCCTCTGGAACTTTTTTTAGGCAGCTTCGGCATAAACCAATGCTTTGTCTAAAGCGTTAAGTTTCACCTTACGGTTACGTCCGTACCATGCAGACTGCAAACGTGAATCACCTTCACGACCTTGCAAGTGGTCTGTCATGTAAGTAACAGAGTTAAATGCCTGCCACCAAGAACCTTCTGCAAACTGAGCTCCAGGCTGAGTTGTTAAGTTCTCCATTGCGATTTTAGCATTACGAGATGTGAATGGCATTGCACCTTCAACCTTCTCTTTTGCAGGCGCACCAAATACT